TAAGTTTGATGTGAGTGAGTGAATCTCTAAGGCTATTCGATAGCGCCAGTAGGTTGCCGTTGAATACGTCCCTACCCTCAAGCTGTTTGACAATAGTCGAGAGCTTGTCGTGTAGCTTCGTTTCAAAGGATGCCTTTGCTGCTACTACATGCCCCTCTTCCTTGGCTATTGCCTTCTCAAGTCTAACCAATCCCTTTTTCCAATTACCAGTCATATGAGTAAAGCGTCTTTGTACTCTGCGTCGCTCGACCTTTTGTCGGTCGCTCAAGCCATTAGTGTTATCGTAGTTATACAGCTTCAGGGCTGAATCAGTTAGTGACTCTTTATACGCTGCTTCGAAGTATTCCCATGCCTCTTGGTCACACGTTGACCCCTTAGTCAAAGGACTCATTAAGTCGGTGCTACGATAGCCCGCTTCAGCCAGTAGTCGGTGCGCCTTAACCCCAGCATCATCGCTCTTTTTCTTGGATTTACAATCCTCTTTTAGTGAGAGGGCCAAAGGGGTTTTCTTTTCAGCAGTAGTTAAAGCTATAGTTGAATTGCTCATAGTATGTATTCCATTAAATAGTCACGCGTTATTGCCTGACTTGCAACTACTATCGCATGGGATCAGGTATTGTCAATGGATACGCTAACATGTTACCACGTGATATGTCAGGGTGTGTCCGCCATGGCGGACAATGGCCATATTGAAAGGGTACCCGCCCCCCTCCCCCCGCCTCACAGTGCGGAGTCCCGCGTGTCTGTATAATCCTAATTTACACGAATAAATCGTTTTTTTCTCAAATCCATACGTTTCTGGTTACTTTTTAACCACCCCATAAGCACGTAAGTACCCCTTTTTACCCGAGTAACGTGCTTGTTTGAATTCTGTAAGACCTCTGCTAGCAGCGGTCTCTTTACAAAAGCTAGCCCTTTAAATGCCCTATTTGGAGTACCACTTTTTAATTTGTGGTACGAAGCCCCCCTGCGTTGTAATTCGCTGGACAAAAAAAATTTTTGTAGTATATTTGTGGAAACTGGTTAACACCTGCGAAACATTATGACTTTATCTATTGAACCTGAACTAGGCGTGCCTGTTTCAGATGACAATCCTTTTACCGACCTCACGCTTTCGGCGAGTGCGGCTGCTAATACGGCGCTATTCCTAGCGGAGCATGGGTTGGACATAGAACCTACTAAGGAAGATAAAGACACAGCCGCAGCATTAGCCACTGCCTATGCAGGTAACCCTGTACACACTTCCAAGAAGGCTACCCCTACAAACATGGCGAAACTACGCCCAGCTTCTCTTATAATAACTGACAGTATACTTACTGAATTCGGCCAATCCGTGGTTACAAACTCTGTGCATATAAGGCACCTAGTAACCAACAAGCTAGTGCTAGAGACGGAGAACCCTGATGCCAAGATACGGCTACGTGCTTTAGAGCTACTAGGCAAGGTATCGGACGTAGGACTATTCGCAGAGAAGTCAGAAGTGACGATTACCCACCAATCAAGTGACGACCTACGCGAGAAACTGCGTGGTAAGTTAGAAAAACTCGTAAACCCCGAAGAAATAGAAGACGCAGTAGTTGTTGAAAGCAAACCTCTCAGTATAACTGAAGCATTTGGTGAAGAAGACGACACAATCTATGACGACGACTAACTTCACAAGAGCAGAAGTCCAAGTAATGTTGGACAACCTCGATAATTACTCAGATGATGAAGTCACTGAGATTAATACTATTGTGGATGAGCTTGATGGGCGCGAAGCTAACGCTGCTGCGTACGATGACCTTATAGAATTTGCTAAGTTAATGATGCCTGACTTCCTAGTGGGTAAGCACCACAGGATTTTGGCCGACGAACTTATGGCTATTGAAGCCGGGACACGTGATAGGGTGTGTGTAAACATACCACCACGTCATGGTAAGTCCCAACTAGTGTCTATTTTCTACCCAGCGTGGTTTTTAGGGCGAAATCCCGACAAAAAAGTCATGATGGTATCCCACACCACCGATTTAGCAGTAGATTTTGGGCGTAAAGTGCGAAATTTGATCTCTAGTGAGGCATTTGCAGCCATCTTCCCTACAGTTGGCCTGTCTAAAGACTCTAAATCAGCCGGACGGTGGAACACTAGCGTCGGAGGCGAGTATTACGCCTGTGGTGTGGGATCAGCACTAGCGGGACGGGGTGCTGACTTACTATTAATTGATGATCCGCACTCGGAGCAGGACGTTATCAACGGTAACTTCTCTGTTTTTGAGAAAGCGTACGAATGGTACACGTTTGGTGCCCGAACTCGGCTTATGCCGGGGGGTCGAGTGGCTATTATACAGACCAGATGGCATATGGATGACCTGACTGGCCGTGTAATTAAGGATATGGTCAATAATGAGCGGTCTGACCAGTACGAAGTGATCGAATTTCCCGCAATACTAGAAATAGAAGATAAAGAGACTGGGCAAATAGTGGAAAAACCGCTATGGCCGGAGTTCTTTGACTTAGAAGCGTTGTTACGTACCAAAGCGTCGATGCCTAACTTCCAGTGGAACGCTCAGTACCAGCAGCAGCCCACATCGCAAGAAGCAGCACTTGTAAAACGTGAGTGGTGGCAGATGTGGGGCGGAGAAAGCCCTCCCGCGTGTGAGTTTATAATCATGTCGTTGGATTCGGCGGCAGAGAAGCACAACCGTGCGGATTACACGGCACTGACCACGTGGGGCGTCTTTATGAATGAAGAGACTGACGCGTACAACATCATGCTCTTAAATAGTATAAAGAGAAGGATGGAGTTTCCAGAGCTGAAAGATATGTGCATGGAAGAGTACGGGGCTTGGAACCCCGATGCGTTTATCGTGGAGAAGAAGAGTTCCGGTGTAGCTATATACCAAGAGATGCGCCGTATGGGACTACCCGTATCGGAGTTTACTCCACACAGGGGTTCAGGCGATAAGCTAGCACGTTTGAATTCTGTAACAGATATTGTGGCTTCGGGGCTGTGCTGGGTTCCAGCTACGCGCTGGGCTGAAGAGCTTGTAGATGAAGTAGCGGGCTTCCCGTTCGCTAGTAACGATGACTTAGTTGACTCCATGGTAATGGCGCTAATGCGATTTAGACAAGGTGGGTTTATACGACTACCCACAGATGAACAAGACGAGATACAACAATTCAAATCTTCGCGTAGGGGCGGATACTACTAAGGGTAAAAATAATGGCAATTGAAAAAGGTTTATATCAGGCACCACAAGGTATAGAAGAAGCAGCAGAAGACATAGAGGCACTTGAGATTGAGATTATCGATCCTGAGCAAGTCACGCTAAGCGATGGCAGTGTTGAAATCACACTTATGCCAGAAAACGAGCGTGGAGAAAATGAGTTCGACGATAACCTAGCGGAAGAGTTAGACGAGAACGAGTTAACTCAGTTGTCCAGCGATCTTATGGAGCTAGTCGAGTCAGACATCCAAGGCCGTAAAGAGTGGGCAGATACCTATATTGATGGGCTTGATGTGCTGGGCTTTAAGTACGAAGAACGTACAGAGCCATGGGAAAACGCCTGTGGGGTGTACTCTACGGTACTCGCTGAAGCAGCTATTCGGTTCCAAGCAGAAGCTATGTCTGAGACGTTTCCTGCCGCTGGCCCTGTGAAAACTAAAGTGCTAGGTAAAGAAGACGACGACAAGATGGAGGCCGCAGAACGCGTGCGCGCTGACATGAACTACGAACTTACCGAGAACATGGTTGAGTATCGTCCAGAGCACGAGCGCCTCTTATACTCTTTAGGTCTATCAGGCTCTGCTTTTAAGAAGGTTTACTACGAACCGAACATGGGTCGCGTATGCGCGAACTACATCCCAGCAGAAGACGTTATCGTACCTTATGGTGCTTCTACTATAGAAACTGCTGAGCGTGTGACCCATATCATGCGTAAGACCGTTAACGAAGTTAAAAAGCTACAGTCTATAGGCTTCTACGCGGACATCGAGTTAGGTGAGCCAGAAGCGTTCCATACAGACATTGAAGAGCGTAAGGCAGAAGAAGGTGGTTACTCAGTCAATGACGACAACCGCTTCGCTTTGTTTGAAGTACACGCTGACTTGTTTATAGAAGAGTTAGACGACGATAAAGACGAGATTGCTAAACCGTACGTAGTTACCATAGAGCAGGGTACAGGCAAAGTACTAGCTATACGCCGCAACTGGGACGAGGAAGCGGAAGACGACTTATATACTAAGCGTAACCACTTCGTACACTACAACTACGTTCCGGGCTTTGGTTTCTACGGTATGGGTCTAATCCATATCATTGGCGGCTACGCACGCGCAGGTACGTCACTTATCCGTCAGTTGGTTGACGCTGGTACGTTGGCTAATTTGCCGGGTGGTTTAAAATCCCGTGGGTTACGTATAAAAGGTGATGATACGCCGATTGAGCCGGGGGAGTGGAAGGATGTCGATGTGCCGTCTGGTGCGATTCGCGACAACATCATGCCGCTACCGTACAAAGAACCAAGCCAAACATTGCTTGCGTTACTGGACAAGATTACGACTGAAGGTCGCCGTCTAGGCGCTATCGCAGATATGGACATCTCAGATATGTCCGCTAATGCCCCAGTTGGCACGACTCTTGCAATCCTAGAGCGTACGCTCAAGCCTATGGCTGCGGTGCAAGCGCGTGTGCATTACTCCAT